TAAGCCTATAACTCAAGGGTCAGTTCGCACAGAGTCTGTAGGGACAACAACTGGCGGTGAGCGTGATTTTAATTATTATCAGAAGCTTCGCCGTGAGAACCGTAACTTATACTATACACCAAAGGTACAACAACAAATGATGGAAGATCGTCAACGCCTTGGTAGTAAGTTCGGACTTTAATCAACAACTTTAAATAAGGAGATAGAGTATGTCTATGACTACTTCTAACGTATCTCTCTTAACTCGCAGTGACGTATGGTCTGGTGAGCTAAAAGAGATTCTACGTGACGAGATGATGGCACAGCGTTATGTGCGTATGCTTGAAGGTTTCCCTGATGGCGACACATTCCACATCCCATCTATCGGTCAAGCACAAGTGGATAACTATGCTGAAGATACAGCGGTTCAATACCGTCCACTAGATACAGGTGAGTTCACATTCACTGTTGATAAGTATCTATCATCAGCTACTTATATCACTAAGAAAGCCAAGCAAGATATGTTCTACATGAACGAGCTAGTTTCTCGTTTCGTACCAGAACAAGAACGTGCTATCATGGCTCACTTCGAAGCAACAACATTTGCTACACCAGAGTCAGGCGTAACAGCTAACTCAAACGAAGCTATCGATGGTGTTGAACACCGTTGGGCAGCGGGTGGTACAGGCGCAGTTATCACTGTTGATGACTTTGCTCGTGCTCGTCACGCTCTTAAAAAGGCAAATGTACCTGATCGTAACTTGGTTGCGATTGTTGACCCATCAGTTGAGTACACACTGAATACATTGTCTGACCTTGTATCAGTTGCAAACAACCCACGTTGGGAAGGTATCGTTCGTGACGGTATCGCAACAGGTATGCAGTTTGTTGCTAACGTATATGGTTTCGACGTATATACATCTAACTATCTAGCTGACGTTACAGACTCTGCACTAGACACTTCTGCAGATGCTGATGTTGACTTCTCAACAGATAACGGTAAAGCTAACTTGTTCTTCTCTGCAGATGCTTCTGCTAACCCATTCGTGGGTGCATGGCGTCAGATGCCAGAGGTGGATTATGAGTACAACAAAGATTACCAACGTGATGAGTTTGTTACAACTGCTCGTTACGGTGTTAAGTTGTACCGTCCAGAGAACATGGTTCGTGTTATCTCGAAAACTAACGTATAATTAGAGATAGGGAGATAAATTTATGTCTTACACAAACGCAGATGGACTTCGAGTCTTAACTAATGCTGATCAAGGTGCAGTCCAAGACACAGGTACTGATGAAGGTATTCAGTCTTTTGTTCTTGATATTGATGACTTCACAGCATTAGGTACAACAGTAACTATTGATCCTAATGATGCAGTTATTCCTGCAGGTTCTATTATCTTGGGCGCAACCTTGGTAATGACTTCAGCAGCTACATCAGGTGGTAGTGCTACATTGTCAATCGGTACTTATGCAGCAAATGGCGATGCCATCGACGCAGACGGTATTGATCAAACAATCGCTAAAACAGCTATTGATGCAGACAATGACGTTGTACGTTGTGACGGTGCTCAAACAGCAGCCACAGGTTACTTGACTGTAGATGCATACGTTGCTGCTATTTATGGCACAGCGGCATTTACTGCAGGTGCAGGTAAAGTAGTAATCGAATACAAAAAGATTGCTTAATATCTAATTGGTAGTCCCTTCGGGGGCTACCTTACTTGCTCTAGGAGAAACAATTAAATGGCAAACGTAAACCACTCAGCACTTACAGACCCTTATCTCCATGAGCCGAAGGGGGCATCTACTGCTAGTTCAGGAGATGTGTATGTTGCAAATGGTTCAGGATCGGGTGCGTGGACTTCACGTCGATCTATGATCACTGCACACTTTGAAGATATTTCTACATCATCAGATATTTATTTACCAATGCCCTACGCAGGTACAATATCTAAGATACAAACTACATTATCAGGTGCTATAACAGGCAGTGATGTAATATTTACTTTTTATAACTCTGCAGGAAGCTCTATGGGTACAATAACTGTTGCTCAATCAGGTTCTGCTGCAGGAGATGTTGATGTTCTAACACCTGCTTCTAACAACACAACTACAGCAAGTGACTATATTAGAGTAAACTGCAATGGTGGTGCTTCATCACATACTGACTTGTGGTTTGTAGTTTCAGTGGATGGTTCATAATGAAAAGAACATTACTACAGATAGTACAGAACATTCTATCAGACATGGATTCTGAGGATGTCAATAGCATTAGTGACTCTATAGAAGCTGAACAGATTGCCTCTGTAGTACGTGATGTTTACTACAACATGGTATCTACTCGTATGATACCTGAACACCAAGAATTAATTAAACTTGTAAGTCTGTCTAACTCATCACGTCCGACACACTTTCAAGTACCCGACTCTGTAAAACGCATAGACTTCATTCGTTATAACGTAAGTACTACAAGCGATACAGAGTTTAAAGAGATACAATACATAGAACCTTTGTTGTTCTTGACCTTGCACCAAGACGGTACAAATGTTGATACAGTCTACGATGTAAACGGTAACACACCATTGCTTATTCGTAATGATCAGATGCCTACCTACTACACATCATTTGATGACCTGCATATCGTAATGGACTCCTACAAGAGTGACACAGATCAGATTCTAGCAGAGAACAAGACACAGGCACTAGGTCATAAGATTCCTACATTTACAATCAGTGACAACTTCACCCCAGACTTAGATGAAGTACTGTTCCCATACTTGATTGCTGAATCTAAGTCTACATGTTTCTCATTATTCAAGAGTGGTGTAGATCAGAAGATCGAACAGGCTGCACGTAGGCAGAAATCATATATGCAGAGTGATATGTATCGAGTGAAGAAAGAAAACAAAAGGCCGTACTATGGTAGACGTTGAGTTCGACATTAATTATGATAAGAAAACTCTGAAAGCCACATGTCCAGAAAAACTAAGCACTCCGATCCACGTAAGAAAATCACCAGATGGCTTTATATTCTTCGAGGTCCATGTAGAAAAAGGCAAGGTTCCAGGCGATTTAAGTGGAAAGTACACATCTCTAGATAACGCTAAGAAAGCTATACAAGTATACCTAAATAATATTACTCCTTCTAAGGCTGTTCGCAGAGAGGCTTTCGGTAAGGACTACGAGGAGCGTAAGAAACGAAATGCCACAGAGTCTAACGCAAAGGGTAGTTAACACATTTGTTAAAGGTTTGATTACTGAGGCAGGTGAACTTACTTTCCCACCAGATGCATCAGTAGATGAACTAAACTGTGACCTTCGTCGTGACGGTTCTCGCCGTAGACGTAAAGGTGCAGCTAAAGAAACTAACTTCGAACTATCTAGTTTTACTGTAGCAGATGATGCTATCACTACAACAGGTGCGTGGTACAACGTAGGTGGGCAGTCAGGTCTAGAGTTTCTGATATTCCAGAATGGTGATACTCTACATTTTTATAATAAGTCTGGTCTTCCTTTCTCAGCTAACATTGAAACAGCTACAGTAAATCTACTTAGTTATGAAGTAGCAGGTAGTGTTGGAGCATCACAAGCTAAGTGTACCTTTACATCCTTAAAAGGTGCGTTGATTGTAGTATCAGAAGCTATTAATCCAATCTACATTGAACGTGATAACGTATCAGAAACACTTACAGTTACTCAGATTGATTTCCGTGTACGTGACTTTGATTGGCAGGGCGATACTACAACATACGACACAGCCGCTGCAAGCCCTTCTGATGCACGTAAGTATGATACACAGAACGCAGGTTGGGTAGCACCTAACGGTGACTCTGCATTGAGTGCATATCAAAGTGCTAACTCTAGTAATTATCCACCTCTGACACATCCTTGGTATGCAGGTAAAGATGCTACAGGTGCATTCGATGCGGCTGAGTGGGCAGAGATTTATACTGGTAACAGTCTTACAGGCAATGGTCACTACATATTAGACTTCTTTAGTAAGGATCGTGCTACTGCATCGGGTATCTCAGGACTTACTACAGAGACTGAATCTAGTAGATTTAGATCAGTGGCTACCTTTGCAGGTCGTGCATTCTATGCAGGTCTTGACAGTACTAAAAACACAGACATTATTTTATTTAGTCAGTTGATTGATGACTTCTATCAGCTAGGTGAATGTCTACAACAGAACGATCCTACATCAGAACAGATCAGTGATGTTCTTGATACTGATGGCGGTACAATTCGAATAGCAGGTGCTGTTGGTATCAAAGTACTTTACGTTATTGATGCTAGTTTATATATCTTTGCTGATAATGGTGTATGGCGTATTGAAGGTATTGATGGTGTCTTTAGCCCTACAGCATTCGCAGTTAAGAAGATCACAGACGTAGGTATTGTTAGTCAGGGTAGCTTTGTAGTTGCTGATGGCTCTCCTATCTGGTGGAGTAAGAATGGTATTCATACTTTACAGTTCGACTCTACGAGTGGTCGTCCTGTAGAAAGCAACTTGACTATCTCTACCATCCAAGCTTATTGGGATCGTATTCCTAATGAGTCTAAGAATAAACTTACATCTATCTTTGATCCTGTAAACAAACGTGCTTACTGGGCATGGCCTGATGATGGTGAAACAGTAGAGTCTAAAGTAAATAATATTCTAGTTCTTGATGTTCCTCTTACAGCATTCTATCCTTGGTACGTTGAAGACGAAGCAGGAGACACAGATGCCATTATTGGTATTGAGTTCTTCTCTGGATTCGGTGCTGCAGCTTCTACTCTTGATGTTGTAACTAGCGCAGGTGATGACGTTATAACTTCTGCAGGAGATGATGTTGTCTCTATTCAGAACTTAGCAACTACAGGTTCACCTGCAATCATCTTGATCATTCGTGATGGTGCTACAGATAAGATGACTATGGGTTCCTTCACAGGAGAAGACTTCTTAGATTGGGGTACTACAAACTATAGCTCTTATGCTGAAGCAGGTTATGACTTCATGGGTGATCTACTCCTAAAGAAGACTGCACCTTACATTACAACTTACATGCGACTGACTGAGACTGCATGGGAAGGTAATGAGACTGACGGTTACGCACCAGATAAACCTTCATCTATGTTAGTGTCTGCATTCTGGGACTTCAAGAACAGTAGTTCTAGTACTGCACAACAAGCTTACAGATTTAAGTCTATGCCTGTTGTAGATGCTAATAACCTTCTTAACTTTGATTACCCTGAAACAGTAATCACTACTCGAATGAAAGTACGTGGTCGTGGTCGATCAATGCGTATCAAGTTCGAAAGCGAACAAGGTAAGGACTTCGTTCTACTTGGATATTCAATTCTTGGTGGAGTTAACCAAACACACTAAATGCGAAAGCGAACAGGAGACTTCATGTCTTATACAATACGTGACGCTAACCATAGCGACATCTTAGATATAACGATTGCAGCAAAGCTATTCTCTAAAGAAACTAACCACCCTGCTTTGAATACAATCAACCCTAACAAAGTAGCTAATTCTCTACAACAACTAATAGATAGTGAGTCAGGAATAGTTAAGGTAGTTTGTTTTAATAACGAGATAGTAGGTGCTATTGCAGGTGTTGTAACAGAGTTACCAATCAATGACTTGATAGTATCACAAGAGTTAATGTTGTGGTTAGAACCTTCTCATAGAAATGGTAAGACTGCTCCTAAACTAATAGATGCATACGTGGAATGGGCAACTAAATTAGGATGTGACTACGCAAGACTATCTGCTCTTGATGTAGTACTTGATGGTAAGGCAGGTATTCTATTTAAACGTAAAGGCTTCAAGCCAATAGAAACTGCATATATAAAGGAATTATGATATGGCTGTATTTACTGCGATTGGTGCTCTTGCAGGAGCCGCTATTGGTGGTCTTGTAGTAGGCGGTACTACTGCTATTGTAGCAGGGGCTGCTATTGGTGCATCTGTAGGTTTAGCTGTAGGCATGACCAAGAAAGCAAAGGCCGCACAAGCACAGGCTCAGACAGCTACCGAAGAACTGACACAGATACAAACGGATATAGGTCAGATCAGTGAGGATGTAGCAGGAGTCCAGACTGAACAGATTCAAGTACAACAAGAGATAGCTGAAAACCAACAACAACAAGAACGATTAGCTGTACGTAGGCAACGAAGACAGGCTATCCGTGAAGCACAGATTATGAGAGCACGTCAGCGTAATGTAGCTCAAGCAATGGGTGCTGCAGGTGCATCGTCTGTATCTGGTGGTGCTGCATCTATTGGTTCAGAACTATCTGCTGCATTAGGTTACTCTACTCAACAATCAGGTCTATCAGAGAGAATCTTCCAAGGTCGTCAACGTGGACTAGACTTACAATCAGAGATCAACACTCTATACGGTAAGGCAGGAGTTCTACAGGCACAGGCTAATGTTGCATCTGCACGAGCAGGTATGTATTCTTCTCAAGCTTCTAGCTACATGGGTATTGCAGGTACTGCACTTAACATAGGTCAGAGCGTATTTACCGCAGGTATTAATCCTGGCGGTTTCTTCATGCGCTAATCAAGGGATATACAAATGAACATAGAACGTCCCATCGACTTCATCGAAGAAACAATTACACCTATTGATGAGGAGTTCGGTACTTCTGTAACCCTAGAAGAAGACTCTGAAGACAGTAAAGAAGAAGCATTTATGGCTACTGGTCAGGACTTAGCTCCTAGCCAAGCTAAACAAATGCTGTTCCAGAGTGCTAACCCTGTTGAAGCTTTGATTCGAGAGAAGTTCTTTACTCAAGAAATGCAAGCAGATGAGCTACAGAAAGCTTATGATCGTGCTTCATTTAAGACTAACGACTTCATGGAGAATCCAGACTTCTTCTATGAGCAAGCTAAAGCTCTCTCTAATGACGATGTTAGTCCTATTGACATTCGTGCTGCAGTAAACACACGTATTGAACAACGTATCCTACAAGAACTATCTGCTCAAGAAGAGACAGGTGTTCTTGATCGTATTCTAGACTTCGGTGCATACGTGCTCAGAGAATCCACTATAGGTGTTCCTGAGACACTTACTGATCGTACAGAACGTCTAGGTACAGAGATGTTGTTTAACCGCCTCAACATGTCTCCTAGTGAGTATAAGGCATGGTTCCAACAGACTGCTACAGAGGTTATGCAGGAAGGTCTACGTGAGAACGATGCTAACAAACTTGAGTGGTTGAAGAGTGTAGCTGCTAACAATGGTTATGACAGTGAAGCAGGTATTAATAAAGCATTCGCACTTCTTGATCTTGCAGGTCTAGGTGAACTAGCAGGGGTAGGACTTAAAGCTGCACGTGCCGCCGCTAAACCTGCTACTCGTATTGCTCGTATTGCTGACACTGAGGGGCCAGAGGTTGCTGCTCAGATTGGTGAAGGTATTCTGAAACGTAATGCTGATCCTGAAGTTAGTACAGACCTTGGTCCTCGTGTTATTAATCCACATCCACCTGCTACTCCAACACCTGAAGGTTGGTATGCACGAGCACTAAATAAGAACCGTCTAGCTGAAGACGTTAAAAGCATCTACGAGAGTGGTGCTATGGGTCGTGTCGTAGATAAAGAAGCTATGGCTGACTCTGTAGCTAAAGTGGTAGCTGACTTCGAACAACGTGTAGATAATCCTGTATTTGCATCAGACTTAGAAAGCACAGGTTTCGGCAACTACATTGTTAATGTTAAGTTAGGTAAAACTACAGACGGTACTCCTTACAAACCAACACCATCAGGTGAACCTTCTGCTGCAGTTCAACGTCTAGCAGAAAAAACAGGCGGTGAAGTTGTACCAGTTCGTAACTCTGCAGATGAACTACAGGGTTATGTAGTACAACACAGACAGAACCTAGATTTAACTGGTGATATTGAATCTATCGATCCTACTGAGTTAGTTCAGATGGAACGTGGTATTGTGCGTAACACGATAGGTAAAGTATTCGGTAATACTCTTATGGGTTCTACTGCACTACGTGGTGTTGATCGTCTAACTACACTATCTCAGATGGGCGAAGCTGCACAGTCTGCAGTAAAGGGTGTGTTTCAACGTGAAGCAAAGAAGATCAATGCCCTAAACGCAACTGAACGTGCTAACCTAGCCTCTATTGTAGGTAAACTACGTGATGATCCTGTTGAGGCTTCACGCCGTGCATGGTACACACAAGAAGAGTTCTCTAATCGTTACCAACAACTAACAGGTAAACTACCTGATCAGAAAGTTATTGATGCGTATGATGCAGAAGTTGCTATCTCTAATACTGCAGCCGTTGTACGTTCTAACAACATCATGCGTACCTATGTTCAGAAAGGTTATGTAGCACTAGAAATGCCTGATGGTATCCGTGTACCTGCAAAGCCTTACAACAAAGCTAATCTTGCTGCAGATGATTTAATCTTAGACTTAAACAGTAACACACGTCTAGTAAGAAGTGAACTTGATGAAGGTGTTAGTGTATGGAAACTAGATCGTGATGATCAGGGTGTTCGTTATGTAACACGCCCTAATAAAGTTGATGCACTAGAGCCACAGGACGTTATGGGTTTCAACGCAGGTGGCCCTCGTACTAACCCTAATGCTAATTACTTCGTAGTTCTAGGACGTGAAGGTAAGTATCCTAAATCTTTGTTAACAACATTTACTGAGGCAGATGCCTTAACTGCTAAAGCTCAGTTAGAGAATATCCAGAAAGCATTGGTAAATGGTAGCGATGACATTGATAGTGTTATAGCTGCAAACAATGATTGGAATCCTAACATCACTAATCTAGAAGAACTACGTAAGTTTTCAGCCGATAACAAATGGGATTTAGAGGAAGGTGTTATTGCTCATAAAGAACGTAACGCATATGTCCAAGATGTAGACTCTGAGGATGCTACTTATCAGATGTTCTTTTCTGATTATGTAGAAAAAGAACTGTCACGTCAAGACACTGTTCTGCCTGAGTTCGGTGGTAAGAAAACTTACAACCAAGACCCAATGGATACGATAACTCAACAGTTCGGATCAGCCGTTCAAGAGTTATCTAACCATGCATACACATATAACGCTATGGTAGGTTGGGTTAAGAAAGCACAACAAGCAGGTGTTAATTGGTTACCTGCAAACGTGTCACCTACAGACTACCGTAACCTGTTTATGAGAGCAGAAGTCACAGGTAATACTGCATTCGATAGACGTATGAGAGAAATACAAAGTATCGAAAAACGTAGGATGGGTGTCAAGGGTGAAGCTGCTCAGACTATGGATGATTTAGGTAGACAACTATCTGAATTTATCTTTCAGAAAACAAGTGTCCCTACACGTATTGGTGATCCAAGCAATGCTCTATTGAATGTTGGTTTCCAATCTGCATTCGGATTCTTTAACGTATCACAGGCTATCATTCAGGCTTCACACGCTACAACAATCATGGCTATCTCACCGAAGCATGGTTTCCGTGGAGCAGGGATGACACTGACTATGCGTGGTCTATACCATCAGTCACCTGAAGCTATGGAGCTAGGTGTACAACGTCTAGCTAAATACTACGGTATGGAAGTTGACGAAGTTAAAGAGATCATGGAGTATGTCCGTACCTCTGGTCGTGACGTTATTGATGCTGAAGCTATCGAACAAGGTACTGGTGTAGCATGGGGTATTTCAGGATTCGGTGGTGAAAGCTACGCACCATCTGCTCTACGTAAGACTTGGTTGACTACAAAGAAACGAGTAGGCCAAGGCTTAGACTTAGCATTGACTCCGTTTAACCAAGGTGAACGTCTAGGTCGTCTGACAGGTACATACACAGCTATCTTAGAGTTCAAAGCTAAGAACCCTGGTGTATCTATCCTAAGTGATCGTGCTCGTCAGTGGATTACTCGACGTGATCAGGACTTGACATTTAACATGACTGCAGTAGGCCGCCCTCAGATTCAGAGTGGCTTGATGAGAGTTCCTACACAGTGGTTATCTCACACATTCCGTGCTATGGAGTCTATGTTTGTAGGACGTAACTTCACTGCAGCAGAACGTCGAAGAATGTTTTATGTTCTAATGCCTTTTTACGGAACTGCAGGATTCGGTCTTACACACGCAGCCGATTCACTAGCTGATTACTTAGGGGTAGAACCTGATAGTACTGCATTCACATTCCTCAAGTGGGGTATGATTGACGGTATCACAGACCTACTACTAGAAGATACAGATGGTAAAGTAGGTACAGGTCTTGCAGGTCGTCTTGCTCCTGCAGGTGCTATCGTAGATACACTACGTAAGATCAAAGAAGGACAGTTCCTTGAAGTAGTTGGTGGACCATCAGGTGAGATTACAGGTGGTATTGTAGATGCATTCTTAGAAGCCTATGCATCCGTAAGAGATAATCGTGGAACTATGTTGTCTGAGGATGTAATCAAGATTCTACGTCAACCATCAGGTATAGATAACATAGCTAAAGCATACGGTATCTTTAACAACGGTATCTATCGCAGTAAGAATGGTATTACGCTACCAACTGAAATGGGTGTTACAGAGGGTATCCTACAATTACTTGGTATTGGTAGCTTAAAGCAAGCTGAGTGGTATGATGCTAAGAATCAGATGTTTACGAGTAACAAGAAACTAACCAAGTTCCGTAAACAAATAAATACTAAGGCTGAGTATGCATTCGATCTACTGAAAGGCGATACTGCAGATAAAGAGAAAGCATTCAAACTATTCAATGAATTAAAAGTAATGGTTGATATGAGTGGCTTTTCACCAGAGATTCAACTGTCTTTGAAGAAAAGTATTAACCGTAAGATGGATGATCAGTTCTTTAATGTATACGAACAACTGCTACGACAAGACCAAGACGAAGAAGCAGAGCGTCTAAGAGCAACACTAGGAAGGTAATCTAATGGCTCAAGATATATTCGCACCTAAGAGTTCTTTCAATATAGGTTACGAGCGTCCTGTTGCTCAACCTGTAGAAGACAAGACAGGTGAAACTCGTGCTAAGTTTGAAGCTATGCAAGCTAACATACAGGCTGCACAGATTCGAGCACAGACACAAGTAGATCGTTCTAAACTATCTATGGCTAATACCTTGCTAGGTGGTGTAGGCGGCTTTGCTGCAGGTTACGCTAGAGGCGAGGGTCGTCGTGGTGAAGATCGTGCTAGAGATGAATTGTTTAAACAGTTCGAACAGGCTCAGTTAAAACGAGAGCAAGACAACGACTTCGCTAGAGCTATGAAAATAGAGAAGGATGCTGTCCGTAAGTACAATAGTTTAGGATATGACATTGATCGTATCAAGACTGAGTACGAAGTCATCTTTGATCGTCCGTTTGAGTATGTAGGTCAGAGTCGTGATCAACAGATTATGTCTGCAGTAGAGAATACTGATGAGTTCCGTATGGCTCTAGCTGCTGCATCTTTTAAGAAACCTAATGCTTCAGCCGAAGAACTTAGATCAGATGCATTGATGACTGTTCAAGGACTTGCTATTGCTCAGACTAAACTAGCAATGGTAGGTGCAGGTAATCAACTTAACTGGGAATCTGAATTAAAAGGTGAATACAATAAAGTTGTAAATTCTTTTAGCACAGGTATTATTGCTGACTTTGTTAATAAGAGCAAACAAGGAGAACCTATTACGCTACAAGAAATTAGTAGTGCTATGGCTACACATGATCTTATGCGTACTCAACTTATCAAACCTGCATATGTGACAGATGAACAATGGGGTGAGATTAAACAACAATTAGACGGACAGAAAGCATTTTTAGAAACACTACAGAAATCTAAGAATCCTGATGAACTTATTAAAAACTATGGTTCTATTCTTATTCAAGCTTCAGAAAATGAAGACGAAGCCTTTGCAGTTAATGCTGCATTGAATGGTGAGGTATGGGCTGCAGCAAGAGGTATTAATTTACCAGAGACTTTAAACAAGGTTGCGAAAAGCCCTGTTGCTCAGAACTTATTTAATAATAAGGGTGGTATTTTAACAGACTTGCAAGCAGTAGACGTAACTACACCTGTTAATGCTAACACAACCTTCACTCTTGATACTGCCCCTGAGTTTCTTCAACCTTTCTTAGACATGTCTAAAGAAAAACGAAAGGCTGCAGTAGACGGTGGTGTAGAAGCTATTAATGTTCTTAAACCAACAGACATGCAGAACCCTGATTCTATCAAGCAGTTCTACAATGGTGTTATGTCTATGACTGCAGGTATGTTGACTGAGAAAGACTTCTTTAGTTCTACTACTTTATCTAAGATTTTCAATAATCCTAACTTGAAGTCTTCTATTGATATGGTAGCTGCAGTAGATCGTGAAGCTGCAGATGAAATGCGTATTGCTCTACGTAGTGCTGCAACTCTACAGAAAACTGCACTACAAGCTAATGTACAAAGTATTGAGAATGCTCTTACAGGTGCAGTATGGGACTCACAAGATAAGACATACTACATCACAGGGGATGCAGCTAAGATCGCACAAGGTCTTTATAAAGGAGAGATGACTGATAAAGGATTTAAGTTATCTCCTACTAATTTCAACTTCCCTCAAGGCTATGAACAAGCTGTTGATATTCGTAAATCACTAAGCATTATCGAAAGAAGCATTAACGATCTAGCTATTGATGGTGTAGAAGAACCTACTACAGACTTACCAATGCCTGAAGGTATTACGTATGACCTTCCTGCAGATGTTCGTAAGGATACTGCATTCCTAACTGAAGTAGATAAGACAGCTAAAATGCTTGGTGTTACGTCTGATCAGTTACTTGCTATCATGGACTTCGAAACTATTGGTTCATTCTCTCCTTCAGAGAAGAGTGGCACATCTACAGGAACAGGTTTGATTCAGTTCCTTGAGTCAACTGCAGGTGATTTAGGTACAACTACAGAAGACCTAGCTAAGATGACTCGTGCAGAACAGATGGCGTATGTAGACAGATACTTTAGTAGGTTCCAAGGCCGTATCAAGAACACTGGTGACTTGTATATGGCAGTACATTATCCTAAAGGTGTTGGTAAAAACGATTCCTTTGTAATGTATAAACGTGGATCAGATGAATACTCTGCTAATGAAGGTTTAGATATAAACAACGATGGCTCAATCACACGTGGTGAAGCCTTACAACGTCTACGTAATGTAACAGCTAATAAGTTTACTGATGTACAGCGTGTAGCAAGTGAAGCTATAGAGTCTTCTCGTCCTCGCCCACAGCTACGTCCAGGTTCTATGAACATTACACAGGCTGATTGGTGGACTGATGAAATAGCTAACACATTCAGTACCCGAATGCAAGCTGCAGGACTAGATCAAACTGCAGAGGATGTTAGATACTTCACTTCACAAGATGAGGCAGACGCAGCCGAAAGACTTGGTGTCATTAAAACAGGAGACATCATAGTTATCGGTACTGAAATGGTAAAGGTAGACTAAGATGGCTGACTACACAAAGCTCTTCGATCTAGCTGCACCTGCTCCTGTCAAGGCTGCAAAGAATCAGGGTGCTACTACAGGTGGTAACTACACTAAGATTCTTGACTTCGGATCAGACCTACTCGAAAAAGGTGCGAGTGCTGCAATGGCAGTAGGTGAGTCTGTAGGTGAAGGTCTTGACTACATCCAAGATGCAGGTACTGCTCTTTATTCTACTGTAACTTCTGAAGGTTTCGGTACTGCACAGGCTAGGGCTTTTACTTCTAATCTACTAACCCCAGGTTCTGAATTAAATGAGTCTATGTTGAATGAGTCAGACATAACTGCATTGAAAGAAGCTGTAACATCTGCACGTGCTAGTAATCGTGGTTACTTTACGTATGACGACTTCGATACAAAGAATGAAGAGACTCTGAAACGAGGATTCAAAGAAAGCTTTACTGATCCTAAAGCACGTATGGCACACTTTGTAGGAAGTGGTGGTAAAATATACACAGACGACGAAGGTAATACTATCGTAGAAGACTTGTATGACTTCAATCCTGGGCCTCGTCGTGTTAAGTTCTGGGAAGGTTTGAAAGCAGGTACAATAGATACTGATTCTCTAGAGGATGCAAGTCCTATTGAGTTGCTTAGTATCTTAGCATATGCTGCACAAGAGACTAGAAAACAATCAGGCAAGGAAGCCGACTCTAAAATAAGAATAAACTTAGGTAAACTAGGAGACTAGCATGGGATATGTTTTAGGTAATCGAAGTAAAGAGAAACTTGAAGGTGTAAATCCACGGCTAGTAGCTGTAGTGGAGAGGGCCATTGAGCTATCTGAGCAGGACTTCTCTGTTATTTGTGGTCTACGTACCATTCAAGAACAGGAAGCCTTGGTCGCTAAAGGTGCATCACAAACCATGAAGTCTAAACACCTTGAAGGTAACGCTGTAGACCTCATGGCTTGGGTTGACGGTGGTCGTTGGGAACTGAACTTGTACGACGAGATAGCTGATGCAATGCTCAAGGCAGCTAAAGAACTAGGAGTCACTATCCGTTGGGGTGCTGCATGGCACAAGGCTCTTAATGATTGGGATGGTACGGCAGAAGACTTGATGAATGAGTACATAGACATTCGTCGCTCTGCAGGACGTAGACCCTTCATTGATGCCCCTCACTTCGAGGTGTTATAATGGAACAGGAAGAATGGCACTTATCTAAGTCTGTTCCTGTCACCTTAGTATTTGCTATTGCTATACAGACTGCAGGTTTTATCTGGTACATGTCGTCACTTGACAAGAGTGTTGAGACTAACGCTAGAGAGATTGCTCGACAAGAAGTAAGGTTGATGGCTGTTGAATCATCAGTACAAACCTTACAAATTACTATGGCTCGAATAGATGAAAACATAAAGTCTATCAGAGTTATGATGGAGAAATCTAGGGAGCAATAAATGGACCCAGTGACTATCATAGGTGGTGCGACTGTAGCCTTTAACGCAATAAAGAAGGGGCTTCAGGTAGGGAAAGACTTGCAAGATATGCACGGTCAGTTATCCCAATGGGCAGGGGCTATGTCCGATCTAGGGCAAGCAGAGAAACAAGCCAACAACCCACCTTGGTGGAAGACTATAAGTGGGGATGTAGAACAGGAAGCCCTCGCTGTTTGGAATGCAAAGCGTAAGGCAGAGGCCATGCGTGAAGAGCTACGTCAGCATATTAGTTTTATATATGGGCCATCGGCATGGGATGAATTAGTGCGTACAGAGGCTAAGATTAGAAAGCAAAAGAGAGATCAAGAGTACCGTAAGGCAGAGATGATTGAAGCTATTATCACTTGGTCTATTACAGGTGTCTTGTTGTTAATATTCTTCGGTGGTCTTGGGCTACTGATGTACGCTATGAAAGGTTAATTATGGTGGTAGACTTTGATATTGATGGTGACGGTAAGATCACTGCAGAAGAAGTAGCAATGAAGGAACGTATGCTTGAGATAGAGCTACGTGAAGAGAAAGCAGAGTCGCAGAAGTTCATGGCTTGGGTAGCTATGGGTATGATGATTATCTTTACTGTGTTCTTATTCACACCTATCATGTCAGACTCTCGTGTATCTGCACTAGCTGATCTACTAGGTCTATTCTACATTGCACAGACAGGTGTTGTTGCAGCGTATATGGGTGCTACTGCGTACATGGCAGGTAAACCTATGGGTAACAAGGTGGCAATGAGTAAATGAGGTGGTTAGTCTTAGCTCTGTTCTTATCTGGTTGCTCTCAGATTCCATCCTTTCTCTTGGGAGGTGGGGGTGGACCGAATGTCGCAGCAAACGTACAAGCAGGAAAGACTAACTCTCAGACAGTTGGAACTACGAACAACTCTGATCAAGAGGTGGTAGTTGAAAAGCTGACAGGTGACCTGAAACAGAGCAACGACACAAACAAAGTAAACACAGATAGCGTAGAGAATATAAATATAAATGAAATACCGCCGTGGGTCTTGATCCTTCTAGTGCTAGGTTGGTTAGCCCCTAGTCCACAAGAAATGGGACGTGGTTTACTTACTCTAATAGCAACACTAAGGAGAAAGAGTGATGGCAGCAAGGCTTAACAAAGCTAAGATGAAATGTAATAGTCCTAAGACTACACCTAAACATCCAACTAAATCTCATGTAGTAAAGGCGTGTGTAAATGGTAAAGAAAAGATTATACGATTCGGTCAGAAAGGTGTCAAAGGCAGTCCTAAAGGTAGCGCAAGAAATAAAGCGTTTCGTGCTAGACATGCTAAGAACATTAAAAAAGGAAAAATGAGTGCAGCATACTGGGCTGCGAAAGTGAAGTGGTGATATGTGGGTAGGAATCTTATTAGTTTGTTTCGATCCTATGGCACTATCCTGCAGGATCATAGCAAAGCCTGAACCCTTCTATAGTGAGCAAGCTTGCTTAGAAGAAGCAGAACAGATAGCTATGGATATAAGAAGAGGCGGTGCTTATGTAACTCCACACTGCCATAAAGTCGAAGGGGATAATGCGTAATGCCTGTACGAAAAGTAAAAGGTGGCTACCAATGGGGTAAATCTGGTAAGGTCTATCCAACACGTGCTCAAGCTGAACGACAAGCCAAGGCAGCATACGCATCAGGATACAAGAAAAAGAAAAGGAAGAAGTAGTGGCGAAGCCTGTATGGGAAAAGAAACGTCCCAAGAAACTAGGAAAGTCCAAGCCTCTTACTGCAGCACAGAAAAAGAAAGCTAGAGCTAGGGCAGCAAAGGCAGGACGTAAATACCCTAACATGATTGACAACATGTGGGCGGCTAAACAATAAAGAAAACCCCCAAGGAGAAATCCCTGGGGGTTTTTTCTTATTGGTGTATCTTACACCATCGTTCTCGTAGTCGTTGTAGATACCAGATAGCTTTATCAATATCCTCTAAGCCATTCTTGTACTCACAACGCCATAGGTATTTGAGTACGTTTGCTGCATGTGGTGCTATACTCCCAGACATGTTCTCTGTCATAGCTTCTATCGCATCAATGCACTCAATACCACTGTGATTGTAGTGTATCGGATTGTTTACTACATCATTATTCTTCTTAATCTTCTTGTACTCCTCGTCTGTAAAATCAGGATACTCATAGACATAGCACTCACCACAGTATCCATCGTCATCTAGTAGGTTGCCACAGTCATTACAATTAGCCATATAGTTTCCACTTCAGGTACTTGATACGTGCTAAATGGTAGAGAGTCAACAAAGGCCATATGATACAGAAAAGATACACGTTAATCTCTTCGTATGTTATACCTAGTTGAGATGCTACCCAAGCTAATATAATAACACACCAATTAAAAGTCAAGTCTATCCAGTAAATACCACTAGCTGCCATTCTCTTGTCTCCATTTCAACTCATGGACTAGCATGTTCTGTTCGTATGTAGACATGATCATCCAATCTCGTATCTCTTCGGGGGTGCGCTTACACCCTACACAGTATCCATCCTCTAAACGACAGACCTTGATGCAGGGTGTAGGCACATCGCCTAACTGTTTACGGTTTCTACTCACACTGACGTAGACCAGTAGCAGGATCGAAGTAACAAGCACCACCCTCGTCTACGTAGTCTTGTGTCTCTTCTACTACAGGCTCCTCTACTACATCCTCAGAAGTAGATGCATTTAAGATACCGTATCGTTTACCTGATGCACGGAATGTAGTGCAACCAGATGAACCACCATCGTAGGCATCCATGTACACCTGCTTGAACTCTTCCCATGTCACATCATCACCTACGTTACAGGTCTTAGAACATGCAGAGTCTACGAATCTTGATGCTACATTCAACACCTTGACATGATCGAACACTGATAGTTCGTCTGCAGTCTTACCCTTCACACCAAAGACACGATAACCGTAGTCCTCTACTCGCTCTGTTCTTGGACCATCGAAGGTTTGGATAGTTCTGTCGTAGTAATGTGAGAAGACAGGCTCGATTCCAGAGGATACGTTATCGGCTGACAGACTGATAGTTCCTGTTGGAGCAACAGAAAGCAGATGACTGTTACGAA